AATATTTATCAATCTCAGATCAATGAGTTGGCAAACAAGATGGAGACTGCCCAGCTTGCGTTTCAGCAATGCGTGATTCTATTGCAAGTGCAGGAGCAGACTGATGGGAGTTAAACGTTGGTTCAAGAGAGTGTTTCGTAACGTCGAAGAGGTTGAGGTTAGAGCGCGTGATGAGGACGGTCGTTTTGTTGGTGATGATCCGACGACGGAGAACGTTAACGAGGCGTACACCACCAAAGACGTGCCGATAGAAAAAGACGGGCAGAGTGTTTAAACGTTAAATGCCACTGACTCGCTATAACTTTAAGCCGGGAATCAACAGAGAAGGAACGGCATATAGCAACGAAGGTGGTTGGTATGACGCCAATTTTATTCGCTTTAGATCCGGTCGACCCGAAAAAATAGGTGGTTGGGAAAAGCGTAATACCAATACCTTTGTTGGGACATCCAGAAGGATTCATCAGTGGGTTGCTCTTAATACCGATAAGTTAATAGCTCTTGGGACACACAAAAAGTTGTATGTCTTGCAGGGGACAACCTATTACGACATCACTCCGATAAGAGCGACAACCTCTGCTGGAGATGTCACTTTTGCTAAAGTGGCTAATGATGATGCGACACTTAATGTAACCGATACAGGACATGGTGCTGTCAAAGGCGATTACGTTACCTTCAGTGGGGCTGCTACATTAGGCGGCAACATTACTGCCAATGTTCTTAATCAAGAATATGAAATAGCCAGTATTACCAGTGACAATGTTTATACCATTGAGGCAAAAGATACTTCCGGCGACGAGGTATTAGCTAACAGCAGTGACTCTGGTAATGGTGGCTCTAGTGTTGTTGGTGCCTACCAGATCAACATCGGCCTCGATGTTTATGTGGATGGTGTTGGGTGGGGGTCAGGTTACTTTGGCCAATCTGCTTGGGGCGGCAGCACCACAGGATTTGCCTCGCAATTACGTCTGTGGACATTAGATAACTTTGGTGAGGATTTGGTCGCTAGCCCTCGTCTGGGTGGTGTGTATTACTGGGATAAAAGCGCAGGCGTTAGCACACGGGCCGTTGCTTTATCTGCTTTATCGGGAGCTGCCACCCCACCCACCACAGCACTCATGGCGCTTGTTTCAGAAAAGGACCGGCATCTGATTGCATTCGGTTGTAATGCCTATGGCAGTAGTACGGCGGATCATATGCAGGTTCGCTGGTCGGATCAGGCCGACGCTGGTGATTGGGTGCCAACCACAACGAATACGTCTGGCGACATCCGCCTGTCTTCTGGATCGCAGATCATTAGCGCCCTGCGTACCCGTCAGGAAATCATCATCTGGACTGATACTTCTATCTATAGCATGCGTTTTATCGGGGCACCGCTGATCTTTGGTGTGGATCTTGTCGTAGAGGGCGTCAGCATTGTGTCGCCCAATGCGGCAATCAATGCCAATAACGTTGTCTATTTCATGGACATGAACAACTTCTATATCTATAGCGGAAGTATCCAGACAATGCCTTGTACTGTACGGGCCTATGTCTTTGAAGATTTCAATCAAAAGCAAGGCTATAAGGTATTTGCAGCACGTAACGCCAACTTCAATGAGGTCATGTGGTTCTATTGTTCCGGTTCGTCCGATGAGATTGATCGGTACGTCATGTTTAATTATTTGGAGAACAACTGGTCGATAGGGCAATTGGCACGCACCTCGTGGCTAGATGCCGGAACATCGGCAGATACTCCGATTGCCACAGCAAATACGTATATGTATAGCCATGAGGTCGGTTACGACAACGATGGCTCTGCGATGGAGGCTTATGTTGAGTCGGCAGACTTTGATGTCGATGATGGGGACCATTTTTCCTTTATCCGTAGGCTGTTGCCGGACATTCTGTTTGTGGGTACGGCGAATAGCCCCACAGTGACATATAGCTTAAAGACGCGCTCTAGTGGCTCTGGGACACTGGTGACGGCGAGCACGGCAAGTGTAGGGTCTACCACCGAGATGACGCATGTACGCGCCAGAGGACGTCAGATGCGGGTGAGGGTAGAGAATTCAGATTTAGCTAATGGGTGGCGCTTGGGCGATGTACGTCTCGATGTACGACAGGATGGAAGGCGATGAGTGATGCGGATGCAGGCTTTCGTATTCCGTTGGAGCTTCCAAAGGAAGACTACGATCCTGATTACATGAGGAGATTGATCAACCAATTGCGTTTAAACTTTGCGACAATACAGACATCGAATGAAACCGCTAACCCGGTTGAAGCGATGGATTGGTTTTTGGCGTAATGGCGAATAGCTACGTTAACGCGATTACGTCTTTATCGGCCACTACGGCAACGTCGATATACACCGTACCGACAGCCAAAGTGGCCATTGTGAAAACGGTAAGCGTTTACAACACAAACGCATCGAATGCGGCGGCACTAACAGTACAGGTTACAGACACATCAGCATCGGCAACTACAACCTTTGATAAGGCAACGGTAGCTGCCGTAACGCGGAAAGCGTTTTTGCAAAATGGTGAGGTGATGGTATTGGACGAAAGCGACATCCTGAAGATGACGGCAGCAACCGCCGATTATTTTGACGTGTTTGTGTCGATCCTTGAGGTGTCATAGCGTTTAAACGCAGAGAGTAGATTATGGCAAAAGAAGATATTTTATCTGCGGTCAGCCCCTTGTATGCGATGGCTACGGGCAATATGGATAAGAACATGCTTGGCATGCTGGGAGAGAATAATCTCCTCGGACTATTACCCCAGTTGTTGGCTCGGGAATCACAGCGTAATCCAGAAGAAGAACTGATGGGTGCTCAAGCACAGGGTATGCAGGCTGGCGGTCCGATTGCTCCAATGCAGCCAATGGCCCAGAACCTTGCGGCTCAAGGTCGTTACGGCGACAGTATGATGGTGCACATGAATCCGGCAGAAGTGCAGGGTTTAGCTGCATTGTCTCCGACCGGCTCATTGCCTATTAATCCTCAGACCGGCCAGCCCGAAGCCTTTATCTCGATGTTACTGCCACTCATTATGAGTGCCATGGGGCCAACCATGGCGGCTGCCCTTCCTGCCGGATTGTCAACTGCTCTACCTTTCTTAGCACCGATGCTGCAGAGTGGCGTTGGAGCCGCTGCGCTAGGCTCAGGGCTTGGCACATGGGCTGAAACAGGAGATTTAGGCAAAGGAATTAGTGCTGGTTTAACCAGCGGTATTTTGGGTGGTGTTGCCGGGAAGATGATGCCCGGAGGCAAGGGGGCAGCTGAAGCCGCTAAAGCGGGAACAGGTGCAGCGGGATCGACGGCTTTACCAACAGTTGACGCGATGATGGCGGAAAGGGCCGCAACACTTCCAGCGGGTTCTGCACCAGCAGGAAAAGGAGCGGTTAGAGGAGCGGCTGCGCCTGATGTTCCGTGGGCTGGCCCAGAAAATATGGTTTCCACTATTGTTGAAGGGGCGAAGCCTGATGTCGCAAGCCTTTCTTCCAGACTTCTTTCTGGTGGCATTGGTTCCACGGTCGGTCAGGGTATGTCGTGGGAACCGGGAGAGATGCCTTCAATTGCAGAAGAAGAGGATGACTTCTATCAGGAGGCCAAGCTCCAAGACAGGGGGTTCCAAGCTGCGCCAGATGACTATCGCCATGGCGTTGATCCCGAATGGGACTATTACAGGAATCCATTTGGGGTTGAGCTAGGCGCTGCTTCTGGTGGCTTAATAGACGCCGCTCGCTATGTAGCGGGAGGATTGATAGAACCTAGACGGTTTCAATATGGAGGACGCATGGGGTTTAACCCCATAAAAACGCAGAACGTATATGGAAACCCTATTTCACCCGTCGCTGCTAATCCCCCTGCATGGGCGACGGGTCTACAACAAACACAAGCAGGACTAGGCGAGCAACTTGGTGGGTATGGTCAACAGCTGGGTGGATACGGCCAGCAACTCGGGGGCTTCGGTGAACAATTGGGTGGCTATGGTCAGCAAATGGGCGAGCAATTGGGTGGGTACGGCCAGCAACTTGGGGGCTTTGGTGAACAATTGGGCGGCTATGGCCAACAAATGGGTGAGCAACTAGGAGGCTTTGGTGGCCAACTAGGAGGCTTTGGCCAGCAGTTAGGTGGGTATGGCCAACAACTTGGTGAGCAGTTAGGTGGGTATGGTCAGCAGTTAGGTACGCAACTTGGTGGCTTCGGTCAACAGCTTGGCGGATTCGGCCAACAGCTAGGCGGCTATGGTCAGCAATTAGGTGAACAGTTAGGTGGTTATGAACAACAGCTAGGTACGCAACTGGGAGGCTATGGCCAGCAATTAGGAACCCAGCTTGGTGGCTTTGGTGAGCAACTAGGTGGCTATGGGCAGCAAATGGGTCGCCAGCTTGGTGGGTTCGGTGAACAACTTGGTGGGTTCGGCCAACAGATAGGCGGCTTAGGTACACAGCTTGGTGGTATAGGAACTGGCCAACAACAAATTTTAGAGGCTATTGGCGGCATCGGTCAGACGCCTATCAATGTTGCCGCTCCTGATCTATCTGGCATTACCGCAGGTCAGCGTGGTATTGGCCAACAGATAGGAGGATTGGGTACTCAGTTTGGTGAGCAGATTGGTGGCATCGGAACACAGATAGGTGGAATTGGTGAAAGAATTGGAGGCTTTGGTCAGCAACTTGGTGGCATCGGAACCGGGCAGGAACAAATACTTGAAGCCATTGGCAATATAGGACAAGCACCCATTAATGTAGCGGCCCCTGATCTATCCGGGGTTACTTCCGGTCAAGCCGGGATCACTCAACAGTTAGGCGATATTAGTTCTCAAATCGCTGCCTTCGGGCAAGCAGCTCCATCACCGGGAGGTAAAGGACCCGGAGCGGGATTAGATACTGGTGTTCAAGATCAAATATCTGAACAGATACAAGAGGCAGTGCAATCAGGTCAAACAGGATTTGGTGAGCAATTCGGTGGCTTTGGAGAACAGCTTGGCGGATTCGGAGAACAGCTTGGAGGTTTGGGTACACAGTTTGGTGAGCAGATCGGGGGTTTGGGGACTCAGGTTGGTGAGCAGATCGGTGGTCTTGGTCAACAAATCGGCGAACGCTTTGGAGGCTTCGGTGAACAGCTAGGTGGTTATGGCGAACAAATGGGCGAACGGTTTGGAGGCTTTGGGGAACAGCTCGGGGGCTATGGCCAAGAAATGGGTGAACGTTTTGGTGGTTTCGGCGAACAGCTTGGCGGATTTGGTCAGCAATTAGGAGGTTATGGAGAGCAAATAGGTGGGATCAATAAACGTCTTGGTGGCTTTGAAGATCAACTTAGAGGCATAAGTGATCAGCTTGCCTCGGCACAGGAATCGTATGGATCGAAGGGTCCGGGTAATGTTGTTCCGCCACGAGAGGATCTTGAATTACCGGGTACGGGAAGAACAGCACCACCTACACCAGCACCAGATACCCCTGCACCTGAGCCGGGACCGCCTCCCGTAGCGACCCCTCCTCCTGCGCCAATACCCACTCCTACTCCAACACCGAGTCCGGGTGGTAAGGGTGGTGGTAAGGGTTCACCAGCACCAGCACCAACGCCGACTCCAGCGCCAGCGCCTACTCCGACGCCGATGCCAACGCCTCCGCCAAGTCTACCGGGTGGAAAAGGTGGGGGAGGTAAGGGACCGGGACAACCGACACCAACACCAACGCCGACACCAACGCCGACGCCTACTCCGACACCTACGCCGACGCCACCACCGGAGGACATACCTGCTCCACAACCTCCACCAGAACCAGTACAACCATTTACACCATGGGGTGTACGCGGCATAGGTGATATTACTGGGCGTGGCCGCTGGAACCAGCCTTATTATCCGCAGCCGATGCCGCCACGACAAATACCTAGACCGCCGCCGCCGATGCCGCCGCCACAAATACCGGGACCGTTCCCAATGCCGGGTCCGTATCCGCCGATGCCAAGTCCGTATCCCATGCCCGGACCGGGTAAAGGCCCTGGTATGCCGATGCCTGGACCAATGCCTGGACCAATGCCGGGTGGGAAGGGCGGCCCCATTGAAACACCGTATATGCCTGGGCCAATGCCAATGCCATTCCAGCCACCGGGT